CGGCGAGGTGCGCGGGCAATCAGACCGCGAGGTCGAGGCAGTCACCCACGTCATCTTCAATCGCTGGGAGAAGGGCTGGGCGGAAACCCTGCACGATGTCGTGATGCAGTGTGACCCGTACCGTGAGCGGTGCCAGTTCTCTGTCTGGAACCTGCAGGATCCCAACCTACAGGTCGTGATCAGCGACAGCATCACTGACTCGCCCCGCTATCAGCAGATCAAGGCGATAGTGGACCGCGTCATCGATGGTCGGCTTCGGGGCACCCTGCCAGACCCGACAAACGGCGGGGATCACTACTGGCACCCGCCCGCTCGCCCGCGGTGGGCGAGGGGCCACGCAGTCACCCAGATCGGTGCTGCCCGCATCATCAACATCAGAGGATAACATGAAGATCACTAGCAGTCAGGCGCGCATACTGGAACGCGCACTGAATGAGTTCATCGCATCGCGCATCAACAAGCTTGAGCGGGATGGCTATTGGCCCGGATCGACCGGGGCAGACGTTCACACCGCCGAGACAGTGATCGATCGGCTCTTTGAACTGAGGCAGCAGAAGGAGAAGAAGAATGAAAACTGACACCGCCCCCGTGTTCGCGTATCGGGATGCATTCGATGCCGCGATAGATGCGGCAGCGAAAACAGTGTGCGAGTCATTGGGTGTTTCTGACCCCGCCCTGGCCGAGGCCTACTGGCAGGGCAGCGACGGCACCGCAATCCGAGCCTGTCTGATGCGGTTCGCCGCACACATGCTCATCCACGAAGCAGCGAGGTTCGAATGACGCATCACAGGATAACTAGATACCTCGGCAGGAACAGGGAGGCTGTCCGCTGTTCCGATGGTAGGTGGCGGGTGTTCGAGATCCGCCCGGTTGACACAGATGGTGAGACAACCCGCCGCTGGGTGTGCGTGCACGCCGAGACGGAAAAGGGCCGCTGGCCGCGGGATTACCTAGATAAGGCTACCACTAAAAGGCCGGGTTGACACTCCCGTAGAGTTCCTGTTTGTTCTCATAATGTTCACGCCACAGAGAGGCGCTATGCAGGTCCATAAGAAACTAAGATTCCACATCGTGTTGTTTTCATACGATGTTACATGCTATTCGACTTCCCCGAGATACTCGTATATGCCAACAACCGTGTATGCAGATGGCGTTCGATGGTTCCACTGTGGTCCCTTCGAACTGATGATTGAACCAGCAAGGTAATCTTGCAGCGAGGAAACCGCTATGACCAAACCTACCGACGAACTCAGCATGAAGGAGGCGCACAAGTGGGCCTCTTTCCTGAATGTATTCCGCACGATGCACCCCCGCATCGAGGCGCAGACCATCGTGACATTCCTGATGGTCGCGTCTCACGAGGGCCGCACGCAGCAGCAGATTGCTGAGTTGGTCGGCACGACGCAGTCGAGTGTGTCCAGAAACCTGGCCGCACTGGCACAGTATGGCGATGTGGCTCTGGATCTCGTTACAATCCGCGAGAACCCGGAGAACAGGCGTCAGAAAGAGGTGCGGCTTACGCCCAAGGGTCGCATGGTCATTCAGCAGATAAGGGCGATCTAGGGGTGATGGTCCCTGCGGAGGGACTTGAACCCCCATGCTCGAAGAGCGTCTGATTTTGAGTCAGATGCGTATACCGTTCCGCCACGCAGGGAGACACGTCGATGCCTATATACCAGAGAGGCAACAGCTATCAAGCGGTCTTGAACAACCCCGCTCTACCGGGGGGCAGGGCGCGCGTCACCTTTAACACGCGGGCTGAGGCAGAGCAGTGGCTCATGCAGGGCAGGGTCGCCATTCTGAGCGGCAAGTCCCCGGCATCCGTCATTGCCCTGGCCTCTGGTCTGCCTGTGACGCTGGCTGACCTGCTTAAGCGGGTCGAGGTGGATCACTGGCAGGGCACGAAGGGCGAGCGCACCGCGATGATCAACGCCAGACAGGTCATCGATGTCATTGGCAGCAACGTGTCGCCGAGCGACATCACAGATCAGGTTGTGCGCGACATGATCGCTGAGTTCAAGGCTGCCGGCAATAGCTCGGGCACCATCAACCGCAAGCTTGCCGCACTGTCGAAGATGCTGCAGCACTACACGGACATCGGGGGTACGCTGCGTCTTCCCAAGATCCCCAAGCTAAAGGAGGGCCACCACCGGATCCGCTACATCACTGAGGAAGAGGAAAAGATCATGCTCAAGTGGGCGGGTGACATGGGCCTTGAGTCCTTCAGGGACTTCATGGTGCTGGGGCTGGACACAGGGCTGCGCACCCGCACCGAGGCCTTGGCACTGGAGGCAAGCAACATCCTGCGCCATCACGGTGAGCCTGTGGCAATCACGGTTCACCCCGATCAGGCTAAATCCAAGAAGCCCCGCACAATCCCCCTCACCAGCCGCTGCAAGGAGGTCATCACTCGCCGATCGAACTCGCTTTTTCGTAGCTTCACCTATTCGAATCTGCGTTGGTCCTGGGACCGCATGAAAGAAGACATGGGCCTCTCCGATGATGCTCAGTTCATCCCGTACACGCTGCGACACACGTTCTGCAGCCGCCTCGTGCAGCGAGGGGTCCACCTCGTGACGGTCAAGGAACTGGCGGGTCACTCGGATGTCAGTGTCACCATGCGCTACTCGCACCTCGCACCCCACAACTACACCGATGCAATCAAGGTACTGGAATGACAAACGACAATCTCTTTTCTGTAGACGCCGCCCTCGTGTGGCTCGAACTGGCCAAGGGTCCGATGGACACATTTAACGCCAACCCCGGAGACATCACCGCACTGTGCGAAAGCTACCTCGCGCTGCGGCGGCAGACCCTGCTGGCGAAGATCCGGCACAACAACCTGAGTGCCGCATTTGCCACCCTGCAGCAGGAGAACGCGGACATGCGCGCAGCCCTGCCGGGGGATTGGGTTCCCGCTCGTATCAGGAACGAGCAGGACGCTCTCGCCACAGCGCCACAACCTGTGGCGAATGGGGTCAAATTCAGCCTCGAAGACGCCTACCAACCGCAGGAATCCGCCAACGAGTCGGGCTACTAGAGACTCAAAATCTATACGGCCCTGGTATGCACAGCCGTATCTGTTTCTGGAAAGCCAGCCGAAATGCTGGCTTTTCCTTACATTTCAAATAGTTGGTATCGCATATGATGCGGAGTCAAAGGGGAAAATGTGGCGAATTTCTGTGGCGAAACAGACCCGGCTTCCCTATTCCGTTTGGAGATACACATGTCTGATCTGATGGCCTTGCAGGTCGAGATTGAACAAGAGATCGCCGCCTCCGCGGATATCAAACGCCTGTCTGTCCCTACCGACAGCGGCTTTGCCCATGGAGGCGTTGCGCATGTGATGATTAAGAACCAAGTCGATGACGTGGCTAAAGAGATCTCGGCTTGGTTTAACGAGATCAACGAGGGTAAGGCCGGGAAGAGCAATGCACACGGTGCGCTGATCTCGGCTCAATCCCCCGCCCTGATCGCGTTCATCGCGATGAAGACAATCATGGGGCTGATGCACCGCCCCTCGCTGACCCTGACACAGGCCAGCCTAGCGGTAGCCCGCGCAGTGCAGATGGAAGTGTGGCTGCAGGAGTTCCGCCGCCACAACAAGAAACTGCACGAGAAGATGATGCAGGATCTCTCAAAGCGGCGGAACAGCCGTGAGGTCAAGAACGCCCTGCTTGGCTGGGCAGCGACGAAGGACGGGTTCGAGCCGATGGTACGCTGGCCCCGACAGCCGGCATTCATGATCGGCAGCCGCCTCATTGACATCATCCTGCGGTCAACCGGCTGGCTCGAATTGCAGCTTCAGTTTTCTGCCAAGAAGCAGACCTATTTCCTGCGGCGCACGAGGGAGTTCACCCTCTTCGCGCAGTACTGGCTGAGTTTCACTCACGCACAACCAGACTACCTGCCCACGGTGGTCCCGCCCAAGCAGTGGGAATCGTGGTGGGGTGGTGGGTACTACACCGATGCCCTCGCGCCCCTGACGCTGGTCAAGACGCAGGACGTTGAACTGCTGAAGAAGACTGCCGCATCGCCGCCCCTGCTGCGGGCTGTCAATGCGATGCAGAATGTCGGTTGGCGCATTAATCGGCGGGTGTTTGAGGTCTTCGATGAGGCGGTATCCCACAGGCTACAGGTGGGGGGTCTCCCCATGCTGACTGAGGGCGTCTCGTACCGTAAGAAGGGCGAGGCAGAGACCCCAGAGGAGGCCAGTTCTCGGCGCATTGAGAACATCCGCAAGTTCGAAGCGGTGCGGGAGGCCCAGGCGCATTGGTTCCTGATCGCGCAGATCAGGAAGCTTGCCGCCGAGTTTCAGGGCCACGTCTTCTGGTATCCGTACACGCTAGACTTCAGGGGACGCATGTATCCCGTTGTGCCAGCACTCAATCCGCAGGGGACAGACGCAGCCAAGGGGCTACTGGAGTTCTCTGAAGGCAAGAGGCTGGATAAGGCTGGACTTCAGTGGCTCAAGGTCCACGGTGCTAACTCGTGGGACAATGGGCTGACCAAGATGTCCTTCAGCGATCGGGTTGATTTCGTGGGCAGGAACCACGAGCGCATCCTGCGGTGTGCCGAAGCCCCGCTGGATGAGACCTACTGGTCTGCCGCTGAGAACCCGTGGCAGTTCCTCGCCTTCTGCTTCGATTACGCCAGTGCGGTGCGAGATCAGGATCACGTATCCAGACTGCCAGTAGGTATGGATGGTACGTGCAACGGGCTGCAGCACTTCTCCGCGATGCTGCGAGACCCCATCGGTGGGGCTGCGACCAACCTCATACCCGGCGACAGGCCGCGGGATATCTACCAGATGGTGGCAGACCGCGTCATCGAGCGCATGAAGGAAGACAAGTCACCCATAGGGCAGTGCTGGGTCGAGTTTGGGGTGGACAGGAAAGCCACGAAGAGACAGGTGATGACGCTGCCCTATGGCAGCAGCCGCTTCTCCTGCTACCGGTACACTGCAGATTGGTATCGTGATACCAAAACTACAAGGCCGTCTCCCTTTACTGAGGAAGGGACCAACGCCGCGGTACGCTACCTGTCTGCTCACATCTGGGACGCCATTGGCGACGTGGTGGTGGCAGCGCGCGAGGCCATGAAGTGGCTGCAGGACTGCGTTAACGTGATCGGCGCACAGCCTCTGATGTGGACTGCGCCATCCGGCTTCACAGTCACTCAGAAGTACGTTGAGTTGAAGGAGAGGCGGATCAGGACGCAGGTCATGGGCAGCATCATCCGCCCACGGTTCCTCGACCAGACTGACAAGGTGTCCGTGTACGAGCAGCGTAACGGGGTCAGCCCCAACTTCGTACATAGCTATGACGCGGCACACGTTGTGCTGACCGCCAACAGCCTCTTGGATCAGGGCGTGCACACGTTCGCCTTCATCCACGACAATTACCTCTGCCTCCCAACGGACGTAGAGACAATGGCTCGAACGCTTCGGGACGTGTTCGTCTCGATGCACGAGATGCCGGCACTGGACGTGCTGGCGAAACAGTGGAGGGACCAGGGGTATGACATCCCTGACCCGCCAAAGTGCGGATCGCTGGATCTGAGTAAGGTCGCAGGGTCCGAGTACTTCTTTGCCTAGACACATGCAGTAACGCATATAACCGAAGGATAAATCGAATGAAGGGTACACCGTTCAAGTTCAAGTCGATCAAGGGTGACAAGGTCCAGACCCCGAAGGGTATCGGGCAGTATCTCTACGTTGCCAAGCCGAACACCCGCTTCGCAGAAAACGGCGGGGCAGGGGACTACTCTGCCACCATCCTGCTGACCGAGGATGAGGCCGCTCCGATCATCGAGAAGATCGAGGCAATCAAGAACGCTGCGATGGCAGAGGTTCGCGCCAGTGGCAAGAAGGCCAAGGAGGCCGACATGCCATACGGCATCGATGAGAACACCGGACTTGTAAAGCTGCGCTTTAAGAAACCGGCAGAGAGCACGATCGATGGCAAGAAGGTCAAGAACCACATCGCCGTGGCCGATGCCCGCGGAAACCTGATCCCCTCTGGGCAGGTTCCGAACATGGGTTCAGGCAGCATCATCAAGATCAACGGCTTCTTGTCGCCGTGGTACGTCCCGGCACTGGGTGTCGGCGTGTCCCTGAAACTGCGTGGCGTACAGATTGTGAAGCTGAACGAGTTCAGCGGAGAGGATGCAAAGTTTGAAGCTGAGGAGGACGAGGATGCGTTCGAGTTCACGCCGCAAGCGTCACCTGCTGGTGGAGCTAATGGTGTCACTGCTCATAGTGACGATGCTGCTGGCACTTATGACGGCAGCAGTGATGTCGATTTCTAATGGGTAAGATGCAGCGACAGAAGGGCGCTCGTGTCGAGCGTGAGTTCGTCCTGCTGCACCGTGAGATGGGGTTTCCCTGCGAAAGGGTTCCCCACTCCGGGGCCATCAAGGGCAAGCTTACGGACATGCAGGGCGAGGACATCAAGATCGAGATCAATGGCGTGACCGTGACCGCTGAGGTCAAGGCGCGCAAGGAGGGATGGAAGACCCTCTATCAGCAGATCGATCGCACAGACATTCTGTTTCTAAAGGCAAACAACAAGCTGCCTCTGGTTGTCCTGCACTGGGGCACATGGAAGTGGCTTCTGAAGGAGATCGCATGCGCAGAGCGAAAACCAGGTACATCGTCGTCCACCACGCAGCCACAAAGCGAAGTCAAAACATTGGCGTCGTGGAGATCCGTAAGTGGCATAAGGAAAAAGGGTGGTCGGACATCGGATACCACTACGTCATCCGCCGCGACGGAACCCTTGAAACAGGAAGACCTGTAGGTCAGGCGGGTGCCCATGTTCAGGGACACAACCACCATTCGATTGGCATCTGTCTTGTCGGGGGCCTCTCGGATGATGGCAAGGCAGAGTGCAACTACACGCCAGCGCAATACGAGACGCTGGAGAAGGTGCTGCGCAACTCCGCTGCCGCATTCCCAACCGCAGAGATAGTGGGCCACAGGAACCTCGATCCGAGGAAGCCAGAGTGCCCCGCCTTCGATGTGAAGAAGTGGTGGGCTGAAGTGCAGGAGAGATACCACGACAGTGACTGAGTGGATTGCGAAGGAGCCGTGCCCTCAGTGTGGATCCAGAGACAATCTGGCGAGACACCGCGATGGGCACGCTCACTGCTTCAGCGTTGGCTGCGGCTACCGCGAGAAGGCCGATGGAGTAACAAGAGAGTGGAGGCCGAGAGACGTGCGCTTGATTGATGGTGAAGTAACGCCCCTTACAAAGCGGGGCATCACGGAAGAAACCTGCAGGCACTGGCGATACGAGACCGGCGGCTACTCTGGCAAGCCCGTCCAGATCGCCAACTACTGCAGCAGTGATGGCGTTGTCGTGGCACAGAAGCTGCGGTTCCCTGACAAGTCCTTCGCTGTAGTCGGAGACCTCAAGGCGGCAACACCGCTGTACGGTCAGTGGCTGTGGCGAGACAGCGGTCGCATGATCACCGTCACTGAGGGAGAGATCGACGCCCTCAGTGTCAGCCAGTTGATGAACAACAAGTGGCCTGTTGTGTCCGTACCTACCGGGGCGCAGGGTGCAGTGTCAGCATTCAAGAAGGCGCTTACCTACCTCGAGCAGTTCGAGACAGTGTCCATCTGCTTCGATCAGGACGATGCCGGCAGGGCAGCAGCCAAGGCTTGTGCCGAACTGCTGACACCCGGCAAGGCCAAGATCGTTACGCTCCCGATGAAGGATGCGAACGAAATGCTTCAGGCATCCCGTGGTCAGGAGCTTGTATCCCTGATCTGGTCCGCCAAGGTCTACCGGCCTGACGGCATCATCAATGCAGCAGAAACGTGGGAGAGGGTGGAGACATACCTCACGGCTACGCATGACCTGCCGCAATTCCCGTGGCCTGGTGTTAACGAGATGCTCAAGGGGATATGGCCAGCGCGGATCGTCCTGCTGACAGCGGGCACTGGCATCGGCAAGTCCACGATCTGCGGCGAGATCGCGTATAACCTGCTGCAAGCAAGGCCAGAGGACGAGAGCATAGGATACATCGCCCTTGAGGAGACCATCGAAGAGACGGATCTTCGCTTCATGTCGCTGGCTGCAAACCAGCCCCTGCTTGTGCGCAACGGGTTGAGCAAGAGCAAGCTCAAGGAAGCCTTCGACAAGACCGTAGGTACGGGGCGGCTCTATCTGTACGACCACTGGGGCAGTCTCGATGGCGACAACCTGATCAACAAGATCAAGTACCTCAGCAGGTCGTGTGGCTGTCGCTACATCTTCCTCGACCACGTATCGATCGTGGTCAGCGGCAACGAGGAGATCACAGACGAGCGGCGATCGATCGATCTGCTCATGACGAAGCTTCGCTCTCTGGCCAACGAGTTGCAGGACACCAGCCTGATCATCGTCAGCCACCTCAAGCGGGTGAACGGTAAGAGCCACGAGGAGGGTGGTCAGGTGTCGCTGTCCGATCTGAGGGGCAGTCAGTCCCTGGCGCAACTGTCTGACGTTGTCATCGCCGGGGAGAGAGACCAGCAATGCGAGGACAATCCGAACCTCATCCGGCTGCGTGTCCTGAAGAACCGCCCCGCGGGAAGGACAGGCCTCGCCGACTCCCTTGAGTACAACCCAGAAACAGGAAGGCTGTCGCTGTATGCAAGCATCATCGAATGACGAGGGTGTGTGGGTGCTGGTTGAGCGCAGGGTTGCTCAGTCGTGGCTCAAACCCATTGAGGAGATATGGGACTGCTTGGGCAGGATGCAGCAGTACATAGACGAACTGGCCTACAGCAGGGGGTGTGTCCCGGTAGACATGCAAGCCTTCCCTGACGGCGGTTCTGTCAAGGTAACCTATTCGCTGATCCTCCGCGAAAACGACTTGTTCCCGAAACCAGAGGAGACCATTCATTAATGCGCCGACTCGTATTCGATATCGAGACAGATGGCTTCGTGGATACAATGTCGCGGATCCACTGCGTGGTCGCACGAGACCCAGATACCAATGAGACATTCGACTTCAAGCCGGATGTCATCAGTGACGGAATAGAGCTGCTCGCCTCTGCTGATGTTCTGATCGGGCACAACATCCAGAAGTTCGACATACCTGCCATACGTAAACTCTACCCCACGTTCAGGGCACCGGGTGTGAGAGACACGTTGCTGTTGGCTCGCCTGTATTACCCGGACATCAAGGCCACCGACTTCAAGACCGCTATGCCACCGAAGCTTATCGGGTCTCACAGTCTGGAGGCGTGGGGCAAGCGGCTTGGTAATACGAAGGCAGACTTCACGGGTCCGTGGGATCAGTGGTCACAGGTCATGCACGACTACTGTGTGCAGGACGTAGGCGTCACCTACTCCCTCCTGAAGTACCTTGAGCGCAACCAGTGGGGAGATCATTGCGTTGAGCTTGAGCATGAGCTTGCCGCAATCATCGATCAGCAGGAAGCCAACGGCTTCTTGTTCGATGAGAGATCTGCAGTCGCACTCTACGCTGACCTTGCTGGAAAACGATCCGCGTTGGACAAGGCACTGCGAGAGTCCTTCGGGGGCTGGCACGAGAAGGAGAAGTTCGTACCGAAGGTGAACAACGCAGCCCGCGGATACGAGAAGGGCAAGCCGGTATGGAAGTCCACCTATATCGAGTTCAACCCCTCAAGCCGGCAGCACGTTACTCGCCAGTTGATGGAAAAGTACGGGTGGCAACCAGCGGAGTGGACTGACAACGGCACTCCCGTTGTCGATGAGGACATCCTCAACAACCTGCCGTACCCGGAGGCAAAGCAACTCGCCGAGTACTACCTGCTTGAGAAGCGCATTGCGATGCTCGCCGAGGGCAAGACGGCCTGGCTCAAGTTGGTTGGCAAGGACGGGCGCATCCACGGCAGGGTGATTACCAACGGCACGCCAACGGGCAGGGCCACTCATGCCACACCAAACATGAGCCAGGTTCCCTCTGTCTCAAAACCTTACGGCAAGGAGTGTCGGTCGCTGTTCTGTGTGCCGGCTGGAAAGCGACTTGTAGGCACCGACTGCAGCGGCCTTGAGTTGAGGATGCTGGCCCACTACCTCGCGCCTCTCGATGGCGGTGCGTTTGCCGAGATCGTGACGAAGGGCGACATCCACACCGAGAACTGGAAGGCAGCACCAGACATCATCAAGAGCAGGACACAGGCCAAGCCCGTGATCTACGCGATGATCTACGGTGCCAGCGATGGAAAGCTTGGGGAGTTGGTGGGTGGATCCCCATCGGTCGGCAAGACGCTGAGGGCACTTCTGTACAAGCGGTATGAGGGCCTCGGGAAGATAACCCAGATGGCCATGGAGGCAGCAAAAAGCCGCAAGTACCTGACAGGGTTGGACGGAAGGAGGATGCCTGTCCGGTCGCCACACTCGGCACTGAACACCCTGCTTCAGGGTGCGGGTGGCGTCGTGTGTAAGCAGTGGATCGTGGAGACACACCGCGCTCTGAAGGATGCGGGCATCCGCGTCAAGCAAGTGGCGTGGTCACACGACGAAATACAGATAGAGGCAGACGAGGCAGACGCAGAGACCGTGGGGAAGATTGCCGTCGCAAGCATCCCCATTGCAGCACAGAAGCTGAAGGTTCGCTGCCCCCTCACTGGTGAATACAAGATCGGAAACAACTGGGCGGATACGCATTGATGACAACACTACTGATTGACGCTGACCTGTTGGTCTACAAGGCGGCGACTGCAACCGAGTTCGAGATGAGCGTTGAGGTTGTCGGGTCTGAGGACGAAGACCTCTATGTCAGGGTTGGCTCCTTGAGCGAGGCAGTCGCAGCCGCCGAGAAAGACATCAACCACCTCGTGAACGCACTAAAGGCAAAGGACTTCATCCTCTGCCTGACAGGGCAGGGCAACTTCAGGAAAGAGCTGTGGCCCTCCTACAAGGCAAACCGCACGGGGGCCAAGCCTGTAACCCACGGTGCCCTGCGCCGAGAACTCAAGAGACTGCACCGCCACTATGAGCGGCCAGGGCTTGAGGCGGATGACGTTATGGGGATCCTAGCCACGAATAAGAACATCGTGCGGGGGGAGAAGATCATCGTGTCCGAAGACAAGGACATGCTGCAGATCGACTGCCCGATCTACCGCGGTGGTCAGATAGTCAGCCCCGCAGATCCAGACCGCTGGCACCTGTTGCAGACACTGTGCGGGGACCAGACAGACAACTACCCCGGATGTCCCAGCGTGGGGATCAAGACGGCTGAGAAGCTGATCCCGGAGGACATGCCCAAGCAAGACAGGTGGAAGGCAGTGCTGATGGCTTATGCCAAGGCCGGCCTCAGTCCTGAATACGCACTCACACAGGCGCGTGTAGCACGCATCCTGACAACCAACCTTTATGACTTCAGCAAGAAGGAACCGGTGCTTTGGAACCCAGAGTAATCGCGCTTTATTCCTCCGCCCCTCAGATGGGCAAGACGAAACTCGCACAGTACCTCGAGCACGCATGGGGCTACCAGCGCCTCTCGCTCGCTGGGCCGCTGAAGGAGATGCTGTCAGCACTGTTCAATGAGATGAACATCCCCCAGGATCTGCAGTGGGAGTACCTGTACGGCAGCGGGAAAGAACGTGTGATCCCAGAAATCGGGGTGTCATCCCGACACCTCATGCAGTCGCTTGGTGCCGATTGGGGCAGGAGGCTCGTATCAACGAACATCTGGGTCGACGTCGTTGTGCAAAAGATAAGTGAAAAGCCAGCATTAAGGTTTGTCGTTGATGACCTGCGGTTTCCCAACGAGGCAGCAGCCATCAGGAACATAGACGGATCTCAAATCTGGCGCGTTGATCGCACCGGAGTCAGCCTGAACCACAACCACCCCAGCGACGGCATGCTCGATGACATCCGCTTCGACAGGGTCATCAGCAACAACGGCTCGGTCCAAGAGATGTTTGACCAAGCTAACAGGGCACTAGCAACATGATCACACAGAAACTGGTGGAAGACTTCCACCGCGCATTCAATCTTCCCATCAACAGGAAGCTTACCGAGGATGAGTACCTTCTGCGCCTTCGCCTCATAGCTGAGGAGTGGGCAGAGTTCTCATCGGAGGCGGGAATGTTCGACACATCGAGACCCAGTGACGGGTTCCTCAAGGAGATGTGCGACCTGATCTATGTGCTGGTCGGCACCGCGGTGGCGTGCGGAATGGACGTAGATAAAGCGTTCGCCCGCGTTCACATGAGTAACATGAGCAAGCTTGGGTCTGACGGAAAGCCAGTGTACCGCTCCGATGGAAAGGTGCTGAAGGGAGAGGGTTACGTCCCACCAAACCTCACGGATTGTGTGCCTCAGCATGAAGACAAAAACCTGTAGCAAGTGCGGGTTGATGTCCCCAATAATTCAGTTCCGATGGAACGGCAGAACTAACAAAAGCTCAATGTGCCACCCATGCCGGAACTCGGTCGAGGCTGACAGGCAGCGCCGCAAGAGAGGCTGGAGCAAGGAGGATTACGACACGGCATTGCTTGATCAGGGTGGAGCATGTGCGATGTGCGGTGTTGTAATCAACACATCGCTCCATGCGGATCACTGCCACTTAACCGGATTGAAGCGCGGGCTTCTGTGCAGGTCATGCAACGTCGGCCTGGGACACCTCAAGGACAACACGGGTACAGCGATCAAAGCTGCGCTCTATCTCATGCGATATCGAATACAACACAGGAGTGAACTGAATGATTCCATCGACTCGGGCGCAGCTTATTGCACGGAGAACATACTCAAGACCCTTGAATGACAAGGGAACGGTTTTCGAGACGTGGGACCAGACCGTGGACCGCGTCATCTCACATCAGCGTTGGCTCTGGGAGAGGGCACAGGGAAAGGCAGTAACCTATGAACAACTCAGGGAACTCGACTATCTTCGGGGCCTCCTCATTCGACGTGAGGTTTCGGTATCGGGCCGCACCCTCTGGCTGGGTGGAACGGAAGTCTCGAAGCGCCGCGAAGCGTCTCAGTTTAATTGTTCGTTCCTTCGGCTCGAATCGGTCCACGACTTCGTTGACGCCTTTTGGCTACTGCTTCAGGGCTGTGGCGTCGGGGCGCAACCGGTCACCGGACATCTCTCAGGCTTTGCTTCGCGAATTGATGTGGAGGTCATCCCGTCGAACCGCACTTCGGTTGGCGGCAGACAGGATAATGTGGAAACGCACGACGGCAGGGTTTGGCGCATTGCTATCGGAGACTCCGCTGAAGCTTGGGCAAAATCCATCGGTAAGATTCTTGCCTGTAAGGCACCAGCGCAGAAGCTGGTTATCGATCTTTCGGAGATCCGTCCAGCCGGCTCGCGTCTCAAAGGATACGGCTGGATATCCAGTGGTTCAGGCCCGCTGGCTGACGCCCTGGTCCGCATCTGCGACATCCTTAACCGTCGCGTCGATCAGCTTCTGACGCGGATCGACATCCTCGATGTCTTCAACCACCTCGGCACAGTGCTGTCCTCACGCAGGTCGGCACAGATCGCACTGTGCCCCGCGAATGCCAGCGATTGGCAGGAGTTCGCTTCGGCAAAGAAAGAGTACTGGGTATCCAACCCGCAGCGGTCTCAGTCCAACAACAGTCTCGTATTTCACAGCAAGCCATCCAAGTTCGATCTGGATGACATCTTCGGGATCATGGAGGATGCGGGCGGCAGTGAGCCGGGGTTCATCAATGCACAAGCGGCTCTCAAGCGAGCGCCGTGGTTCAGGGGTGTGAACCCCTGTGCCGAGATCCTTCTTGGCAACCGATCGTTCTGCAATCTTGTCGAGGTAGACCTCGGCAAGTTCAACGGTAAGGGGGAGGCACTCGCAAAGGCAATCAGGGCTGTGGCCCGTGCCAACTATCGGCAGACCTGCGTCAACCTCAAGGACGGCATCCTTCAGGACTCATGGCACGAGGGTAACTCGTTTCTTCGTCTGTGTGGCGTGGGGGTAACCGGGGTAGTCCGCTGGGAGGGTCTGGCATCGGCAGTTGCGTGGCAGTCCCTGAAGGAGATTGCAAGATCCGCCGTATCGAGCATGGCCAGAGAACTCAACATGCCAGCGGCCAAGGCCGTCACTACGATCAAACCAAGCGGCACGCTATCCAAGATCATGGATACGACGGAGGGCATTCACAAGCCGCTTGGCAAGTACATCTTCAACAACGTCACCTTCGGCATCCACGACCCACTGCTCCAGCAACTGGAGGCTGCGGGTTACAGCGTCGTGCCGCATCCTACTGACGGCACGGCGGCTCTTGTTACCTTCCCTGTCAAGTGGCAGGACGTTCAGTTCACAGAGGTCAACGGCGTGGAGGTTAATACCGAAACAGCCATCGACCAGCTATGCCGATACAAGATGGTGATGGACAGTTACGTGGAGCATAACGCCTCGATCACGGTCAGCTACGACCGGAGGGAGGTGAGGGGCATCATCAACTGGCTGCATGAGAACTGGGACAGTTATGTCGGGGTTTCGTTTCTTTACCGGGCAGACCCCACAAAGCGTGCGGCTGACCTTGGCTACCCCTACCTGCCGCAGGAAGTGGTTACGAAGGACGAGTACGAGCAGTATGCCGGCAAGCTCAAGCCGGTTAACCTGGATGGGGTTACGTCCGAGGAAGACCTGCTGGACATGGAGTGTACCAGCGGCGTTTGTCCGGTGCGTTAAGGGACCGTCTTTGGAACCGATGAAGATCCCAATCTACTCATCTGACTTGATCCAGACTCTGGATCAAAGTTACCCGGCCCGTCCTCCAGATCCTCGCCATGATGAGCGGGAAATCTGGATGCGGGCGGGTGAACGAAGGCTGGTTGAACGCCTTCTCACCCTTTTCAAATACTCCTCAGAAGAGAACCTATTAGATGTGCATGTCATCTCCGAAGATGCCGCCGCCGCAGCAGCTTCCCCCGCCTCCCGAACCTCCTGAATTGAGGATCAAGGGGGGCAGCGACGAAGGTCGTCTGCGGGCGGCTCGCGGTCGTAACGCTCTCCGAACAGACGCCCCGAACGTGGGCCTGTCGATTATGCCGAGCTAACCCATGACGGCAAAAACCGATCTGGGGCCTGTGGCGGGCAGGTACAACAAACTGGCAGCAGATCGGCAACCGTTTCTGGACAGGGCGAGGGATATGGCAAAGTTGACCATACCCTCCCTCTACCCACCTGACGGGTTCAGCACCAGCGCAAAGCTGGTCGTGCCGTTCCAGAACCTAGGTGCCCGCGGTGTCAACAACATCGCGAACAAGCTGCACCTGACACTGCTCCCGCCGAACACCCCCTTCTTCCGGTATCAGCCCGACGCCAATGCTAAACGACAGGCTCTGGAGAATGCGGGGCCTGACGGCAAGAAAGTCCTTACCGATATCGAGAAGGCTCTTGCCGAAATTGAAAAGGACATTCAGTCCGAAATCGAAGCAGCCCGTTTCAGGCCGCACCTGTTTGAAGGTATCCGGCAACTGATCGTTGGCGGCAATACCCTGCTGTACCTGCCAAAGGATGGTGCTGCACGGGTGTTTAACCTCGCCAACTTTGTCGTGTGCCGAGACGGATCCGACAAGGTCTACGAGATCATCGTCCACGAGAAGATTGCAAAGGACGCCCTGCCTGAATCGATCGCGGAAAAGTTGACGAGCGCCCCTCCGCAGGGAAAGCAGGACGAGGACATTGATGTCTACACCCACATCATGCGCGCACCAGGATCAAAGAGATTTGATGTGCGGCAGGAACTCAAGGGTGGCATCGAACTGGAGGGCAGCAGGGGATCGTATCCCAACGAAGACGCTCTCCCGTGGTTTGCTCTTCGTCTTACCCGTGTGGACGGGGAGTCTTACGGACGCTCATATGTCGAGGAGTATCAGGGCGACCTGCAATCCCTCGAAGGCCTGACCGCAGCCCTTGTCGAGGGCAGCGCGATTATGTCGAAGGTCGTGTTCCTGCTGAAGCCGAACGCAACGCTGAAGCCGCGGCCTCTGGCTGAGGCAGAGAATGGTGCTGTACTGTCTGGAGACCGAGAGGACGTTGATGTCCTGCAGGTCGAGAAGTACGCAGACTTCAAGGTGGTGCTCGAAACGATCATGAAGATCGAGCAGCGTCTTGAGTTCGCGTTCCTTCTGAACACAGCGGTGCAGAGAGACGCAGAGCGCGTCACTGCCGAAGAGATCCGCTACATGGCGCAGGAACTGGAGGGTGCCCTTGGTGGCGTCTACAGCCTCCTGTCTCAGGAGTTTCAGCTTAAGCTGATCCGCCTGTTCTCTGGTCGCATGTCATCCTCTGGCAAGGTTCCGAAGCTGACCGAGCAACAGGCAAAGCCTGTGATCATCACGGGCATCGAGGCACTGGGTCGTGGAAACGACCTCAACAAGCTTCGTGGCTTCGTTGAGGACTTGGTGAAGATGGCGACGGCAGACCCGTCGCTTGTACAGAGAATCCGCAAGGACGATCTCGTGAAGCGGCTGGCAATGGGGCACGGACTGCAGGATGCTGATACACTCATCATCGATGATGAAGAGTTCCAAGCGCAGCAGCAGGCACAGCAGCAGGCAGCAATGATGCAGAATGTTGTCGGCGGTGCCGTACCACAATTAGCAAAATCACTTACAGAAGGCACAATGACTAATGCCCAAAATCCAACAGAATGAAGCACCCCCCGAGGTGACCAT